GTATGGTCACAAGATGCGATGCTAAGAGATATGACACGATTTACTATGTCAAAGAAAGATACGGAGGAAGTCAATGGATACCTTAGCCAAGCTGGCAAATTATTCAATCAAATTAGTTCTACTACCCTTAAAGCTTTGGAGTCTAACCAAGCTCTTGCTCAAACTATTGAAACATTCAATAATACCTTTGTACGTCAAGGTCAAGTTGTTCAAGATACGAATCGTCACGTCGGTAATCTCATCAATTATATCCAGCAAAAGTACAAAAAAGAAATAGACAAAAGAAAAACAGCACCAGGAAAAGCTGCACAACAAGCAAAATTAGATGCAGTACTTAAGTTTTTTTCAGCCAGGAACAAACAAAGCTTAAAAAAGATGTTTGATTTACAGAAAATGATCGTTTTGGCGAAGTTAAAACTTATAAATATACTTAACAAATTAAATAAAACGAAAACGTTTTTAAAAACAAATAAAGGATATCGAGCTACAGGCCAAGAAGGTTATGTGGCGATTGATAGACTTGGTGGTGACGCGGTGAAAATAGTTGACAGGATGGAGTTCTCATTCGCTAACTTTTCACCCAGCATATTAAAGGGATGGGATAAACCAGGGAGAAGTTAAATGGTAAAGCCATTATCGTTCAAAGATTTTGTAGCTGTCGACTACACACAAGATGGTGATGATCTTGTAAACTATAGATCATATCGAAGAAAAAGATTAGATTGCGATGTAGACTATTCAGAAGATACTCGCATATCCCTCGACGAATTACTTAGTATCTCAGGTCGTAGAAAAAAAGCCAGAGATGCTAAACGTAGAAAAACTCAATTAAAAATTGCTAGAAAAAGAGCCAGAAGAAAAATGGCACGGGATCCTGTATTGAAGAAAAGATCTCGACGTACAGCCCGTAAAGAGATGGAAAAGAAACTTCTTAAAGGTAAGAAGAAGTCTGATATGAGTGATGCTATAAAAGCTTCGATAGAACGAAGACTTGATAATAATGCGTTTAAGAGAAGGATCGATATCAGACAGAAAAGATTAATGCCTACTAAGCGTAAGCAAGAGATCGCAAGAAAAAAGGGTCATAAATCTTGATAAATTCATTTAAGTCATTTCTTATTGAAGAAGAGCGTACAGTTTATTTTACGTTTGGTAGAATGAACCCGCCAACTATTGGTCATGAAAAATTAATGACTAAGTTATCAGAAAAATCTGGTAAAAATCCATATAGAGTTTATCTATCACACTCACAAGATGCAAAGAAGAATCCACTTACATTCAACGAAAAAGTAAAGTATGCAAGGAAGATGTTTCCAAAGCATGCTCGTCAAATCATGTCTGATATGAGAGTTAAGACAGTGTTTGATGCAGCGACTAAACTATACAACGAAGGATTTAAAAAGATTTCTATGGTTGTAGGATCTGATAGAATCAACGAGTTTAATGCTCTACTTAATAAGTACAACGGTAAAAAAGGAAGACACGGCTTTTATAACTTTGAGAACATTAATGTTGTGTCAGCAGGAGAAAGAGATCCTGATGCTGATGGTGCAAAAGGAATGTCAGCATCGAAGATGCGACAAGCTGTAATGGAAAAAGACTTTACATCTTTCTCACAAGGTCTACCAAGAAGTGTATCTAACTCAGAAGCAAAGAAGTTATATAATTCTGTTAGATCTGGCATGGGCTTAAAAGAACAAAAAGAATTTAAGAATCATGTATCGCTTGCAAAAGTATCTGATAGGAGAGAAGAATACGTAGAAGGAAAGATATTTAACATAGGCGATAAAGTCATAGTAAAAGAAAGCAGCGATAAAGGAGTTATAACCTTTAAAGGTTCTAATTATGTTATCGTTGAAAGCGAAGGGAAACAAAACAGATATTGGATAGATGCAGTTGAATTAGCCAATACTGGTGTAAAGTTACAATCATTTAGTGAGAAGATGGCTCAGGATAGAGCAGCTAAAAAGATTGATAGATTAGAGATACGACATGCAAGAGAGAAGGCTCGATTAATGAGTACAGCAAAGAAAAAAGATCTTAACGCTAAACTTAGACAAATGCGAATGGACATGTAGGAGAAAGATATGCCGTTGAAACCAAGTATGGGAATTAAAGCTTATATAAAAGACTTTCAAAAGTCAGATGCACCACAGTTTAAAGGTAAGTCGAAAGAAAAAAGACGAGACCAAGCTGTAGCTGCATATCTACAAGCAAAAGACGATATGAAAGAAGGAAAAGGAACTCCTAGAATACATGCAAAGACATATTCAAGTTTGAATTTGAAGAAAGCAAGAGAACTTATGAGTCCTGCAAAACATAGAGAAGATGGAATTAATCGTATAGCAAAAGGTATGGGTATTAGTAAAGCTAAAGCAACTAAGCATCACGATGATGTTATGAAGTCTTATGGGTTTAAACCTGAATCAACTAAAAGAGTCACTCAGGTATCATTAGACCAAGCAAAAAGAGATCTTAAGATGAAGAAGATACAAAAGAAAATGAAATCACTTGATGAGATCACGGTTGCTAAGAGAAACAAATACTATGATGACGCTAAGAAAGATATAGAACGTGCAAAGAGTTCAGCCGTTGGTAAGATCCTTAGAGGAAAAGAAGCAGACGGAACTCGGCATGATCATTCTATTGAACTTAGAAGAATTAAGAGACGTGAAAAAGGCATAAAGACTGCTAGGGATCAAGCTATTAAAAATATTAGAGGCGAGTTGTATAAGAAAAAGACAGAGGCCATGGATCCAATGATGTTAGGAAAAATGCAGGCTCAAGCTGCGGCTACTCAAAAAGCGAATCAAAAGAAAAGAGATGAACAAGAGAAGAAAGATATGGCTAAAAAGGCAACCAAGGAAGGTGCTTTCTACGGAAGAGATGATATGGTCAAAGCATTCAAAGATG